ACGATAGATTATTACGCTATATGCCAACATCTAAACAAATGCGACTGTTCCAGACGCCGGCTTACCACCATAGAAGGCGAATTGCCAAATTCCCTCCGCGCTAAATCGTATATGGACTTATAATTCCTAGCTACGATACATTTCTAAAACTCAAACACCCACAACATGGTGCTCCTCAAATTTAATCGAGTCCTTCCCGATTCGACAGTAGTTTCAGGTACGCGCCTGTTTCCAACTGTTTGAGCCACCGAAGCGTTTACAAAGACCCTCCCCCCTTTGACCGATAACCTTCACCGATGAGCCGTTGTTCATCATTCCCTCCCCTTGCAGCTGACAGCATTTTCAGAGTGTCAGCTTCCAATCATGGAAAAGGTGTGTCCGCTGGCGGACAACAACCTTCAAATGGTGTAGCCATCTTCAAGGATGGTTACTTATACGTGACTCCTCGCGACTACCGCACCTTTGCGGATGTCGCCAGGTTTTACACTTCTCTCAAAATGTCGGCCAAACGCACGTCCCGGTACGACAATCCTTCTGCTTACAGACGAGAACGACGCGACCGAGTCTCAACCGGTGCGAATCAGATTAATTCATTGGTAGCGTCGAACAAGATGCACAATGGATTCAAAAATGATATTCATTCTCAATACATGCAAGCAATGTACCAACCCTGGGACAAGGCTCCTAACAAGAGTCTGCTCGACATCAAACCTGGAACCGACTTGACTTCCCACAAGAATTGGGTTGACATGTCAACTCGGAACCCCCCCCAGGTACCAGTTAATTATTCCAAATACAACACTAATCGTGCTGTTACGGGTGAGAGACCAGACAAATATCTCTCAAAATACGCTAAAGCCAACGGCATACAACAAGTTGGCAAACCTTTTGTGTTGACAGGTTCAACACAATACAATCGGCCTGACAAGATGGCCGCCCTTTTGCGTGACTGGAACAGTCCATCCACACACATCGACAAACATGTGTTGAAGGATGCTGTTCGAATGACAGTCAACAAATACCAGAATGTCAAAATGCGACCGATGTCCTACCACAACGTAGTGACTTCGCGACAGTTTTTAAAGAACCGATCGCATGACACCGGTTTTTCCGGACCTGGTTTTAGTGACAAGTTTTTCCTTGCCACGCACCCCCAGTTTCAGCGTTTCGCTGAAAAATTCCGAAATAGTGACCTTCCAGCCACCTACAAACTATTTTGGAAAACAGAGGCACTCAAAAAGGAAAAGGCGGAATTCCTGCCTCGCCTCATCCTCGGTACTTCGCTAGAAGCGGAGACCATGGAACGTATGTCGTTCCAAAACTTTTCAAATTCTATGCGCCACTCGAAGTGGTCCACGCCATCAAAGATTGGCATTACAAACCAGGAGTTTGGAAAATTATTTACCCATCACAACTTCGACAAGGGTTGGACTGCAATCGCAGTTGACTTTTCCAAACAAGACAGGAAAATGCCACGCGAGATCATGCAAGCCAGAAAAGAAGTACTTGTTCAAATTGCTGAACTCCAAGGACTGAGTCAACGAGCCATTCACAATATAGCGCATGCTAGTGATAAAACGTCCACGTTTTACGTAGTAGCGCCAAATGGCGAAGTTTTCCTTCTCAACAGTGGTCATCCAACAGGATTGTACCTTGGTGCTGAAGGCAACACACTCAACCACGACATAATCCAAAATTATGTCGACTTGAAGCTCGGCTATGCCAAAGCTTTGAACAACGGGAAATTCTCTGTTCCCAAACAGGTTAATTCCCAGTACGGCGACGACTGGCTTCGTTCCCTCCCTCCGAACACATCACAAGCTGGCCGCTTCCTCGGCCAAAAAGAAAAGTATTTTGAGGTAGTCAAAAACGACTTGGGTCTCACGACCACAGTCGACCTCTGGGGTGAGAAGCCTCTAAATCACAAACACAAGGAACAAGCTTTCTTGAAACGTGGTTTCGCTTCTAATCCATTCCCATCTTCCAAAACCGGTTCAGTCATACCCGTGTATGACCACGACCGAGTGTTGAACAAATGGCTTGTGCCTCACAGCCGTGTTCCCACTCCCCAAGATTCATTTGACCGGTCTTTTGGATACCTCGTACTCACTGGAGGTCACCCAAGCCTCTATAATACTATACATACTTACATGGACTCTCTACTTATTGGTGGCCAAGTTAAGGCTCCCAAATCTTACAAAGAGATGTCCTATAAAAATTTAATACACAATTTTTACACCCAGGACGGTGTAGCTCCCGCCAACATCGGTAAGTATATCTCCGATCCCACATTCGTTCACACCTCCTACCAAGGCGGATTTCCTACTGCCATTTGCATCCCAAGTGGTGAAGGGAAAACTACACTTGAACGAAAATATCCGCACCAATTTGTCGATCATGACAGGTTCGTTGACTTCAAAGATTCCAAAGTGCAGAAAATGCATGCCGATGCCCTCCGCACCGGCGATTGGAATCGCGTCAACGCGTATAATCGTTCAGTTGTACCTATTAATGAAAGACGAACACTTTTGACATGGAGTCCGGAAACGGTTCCTAGTCACTATCTGTATCAAGGTTCTTTCATGCTTGACCAACCTACCAATATTCGGTTGAATCAAGCAAATAGAGACAGTCTAGTCAACTCTGCGCCCAAGCAGACCGTCTTTTTCTACCCTGATCACGCTAGTCGTGATCGCGACCTGATGTTCATCACTCCTGACCGATACCCTAGGGGTAAAGTGGACGCCAACAAGTTTTTGCCCCCAAGGCAAGAATTTAAACATTCCGATCACAAATGGAATGCGACCGCTGGACTTGAGTCCTTCGAACATCTTCCGTTCTCTGGCCGCCCCCCCAGACAACATTATTTATACGACGACGAAATCAACGACGACGAGTATGTGGTTCATCCAGCTGATGAACCAACTCACCGTTTCGTCGAATTGGAATCAGAGGCTCATCCTCTGGTTTATCTACCACCTCAACGACTCAAACTCTTTTTCCATAGAGTTGTGTCCGATGATTCCGTTCTGACATGGTTCCTGACTTCATCAGGAAGCCGCATTCAAACTGGTGTCTTAAACAACATTTTTGAGTGCTTCCCAGAACGGATTTCTCGATCCGACGTGGCTAGTCTAATTCGCTTGAAACAACTCATTGTTTCCGGTGACGTCGAAACCAACCCAGGCCCAGCAGCTACCTCTGCTGACGACACCATCATTCATTTTAATTTAAAAAATTACCCGATCATGTCCGGTTTCCGTTTGATGCGGAAATATATTGCATTGTATATTCCAGACCCTAAGGCTAGACCTCAGTTTCAATTCTGGCAATACAAAAGTCTTATTGAGTCCAAAGCTTCCGAAATCCGTTCTAGGATTAAACGATGTGATGAACTCACGCTTATTTACGCTAGTTTAACTACTAGCAGCATTTGGAACGACACTAACCGTGTCTTGCTCACGAGGAACCTTAAGTTCCGTTCCAAATTGGCTGACAAAGTTTTGTCAGAAAAAGCGGAAAAGGCTCGTCAATATTGGAAGACCAAGTTTTTCAAAACTCCATCAGTGAATTTTGTTAGCGCAGGTTTTCTCGAATTTGATTCCGAGGGTGGACTCTCACAACCACACACTTTCTCGATAGACCATGAGGCCAGTACTTATGTACCTATCATTCCTGGTGAACCATGCCCTGACGGGTACCTTCCACCAATTCGACAATCAGTGATTCTTGAGTGGGATTTGAGCAGAGACGTAGATCAATTTTACCGTCAATGCTCCGACCATAATCCCCGTCGAATCACTATCAACGGACAAGCCATGTCCGTTGACATGCATGGTGCCTACTACACTATGCGTGACGAATTGTGTCCTTCAAAGCACCATACGCATTGGCGACATCCGTCTGCCGATCATTTGTGTGCAACTGCGCTCCAACGAATGAGTTTTTCTTCATTCAATTCCGTAAACCAGAACGCCTATGGTTTAGGAGCAATAGTGCACGAAGGACCTTGCGGTGTGTTCATCACCACCGACGAACTCAAGGACGGCTGCACCCGTTATTCGTCGATCTTCCAATTTTACGAGTTCGAAACCGTAAAACAATATCTATCGCCTGAGGTGATAGAACGATTCCAAGCTGTCAAGAACAGTTCAGAAGGAACGTTTTCCCAGACGTACACTACTGATTTAACTTATCGCTTAGATAGCGCCTTACTTTCAAGGAGTTACAAAACCTTGAACAATCTTGCAACCATGACGACAATCTCTCGTCAGATACTGGGCTTAGAAGAGTCCGCGACAGTTGAACGACCACAGTTCACTGATCCGTCCTCACAATGGAGCACCGCGTTCACAAACGTGTTCCTTCAACAAACAAGTGAGGCATATCTCCACGACCCTGATTTCGACATGAATACCTACACAAAATTAGCGTATTAATGTTGCAAGACCTTAATTTAATAATACTCTTTATTGGGATATTTAATTCCAACTTTATTAACAGTCCGTTGCGCGACTACTCTTTTAGTATGCAACTAGTGGTTCCCCAAAGAGTCCACGAAAACATAGTTTAGGATATTTCCTACCTGAAATACCCAACGTTCCGTTCCCTTACCGTTAAAGCTGAACACCTCGCCGATATCGTACTATCAACAAAACTCATCACTCAGCAACCGTCCGAACGCTTTGAAAAGTACAGCTCTGCCTTATCCTGGCAACCTGTGACCAAAGTTCCTCCTCGACTAGTTGTAACTGATGTTTTCCACTCATTATATGATGCCCAACCTCTGCTTCTACATTCCACTAACTTCTCAGTTAGTGATGCAAGCATGTGCAACACATATTTATTTATTTACAT